TCGATTTACGGACCATCCACTTCTTGCGTGGTGATAGGTCTTCACTTGTCTTGAATAGTTCCTGATCCATCTTCTTCTTCTTTTGGTTTCTCTTCAGGTTGTTTCACATCCTTCTTGCGAAAGATATCGTCGTAGTTTGACCCGTAGGTCTCGTGGTCTTGGACTCGGTTCCAGTCTCCCTTGTGGCTCATTTCCAGAAATAGATTGTTTGTTTTACCTTCTCAATGAATTCGCGTCTCCGCTCCTCCTTTGCTTTTCTCTCTCCGATCATCCGGCAAATCTGCATGGTGATCATTGGCTCGCGTCCGATTACTCCTAGTTTCATGTTTTTGTTTTGTTATTGGTTACCCACCCATTGCCGGGTGGTTTCTTCGACCTTACAGATGAGACCGAGGTAGTCCAGAATTATTTTGAATAAGAATTCAATCTTGGCTCCCATCGCTCATTGTCAGGCAGTTGTAGCAGTCATTCCACTTCCTCATCTTCTTCCTCTCCGGTAGCTCCATCTGCTCCTTGCAGTAGCTTGGATCGTGCTTCATGAGCCAGCGATGGCAAGCCCACTTAACGTCCGCGAATTCCTCGTAGGTGATCTTCGGTGTTTCTTTTCGGGTTTGGATGAATCTGACTGAGTGGTGACTACCTATCATACGTTCGTTTGAATTTGTTGCGATTGACCTTTAGATGCGGTCGTATGGGCTGATATGTCGGTCATGCCATGTGGTTTATGCATGGCATGACCGGGTATCATATCAATCCATGTCCTTCACGATCAGCTTGGCCAGATCGCGTGACGTTGCGATGATCTTGCTGTTCTTCTGACTGGAAGCTTTTGCCTCGTATCCATTCTTGCCGCAGTTATTTTCGTAGATATGCCAAGATACCCAATCACTTTTATCATCGATACAGTCAAGCATTGTGTCGAATGAATTCCATATTGCTGACCATAGCTTGCCCTCCACATCCATGCACCCAGCATCGATGCATTGCTCGCAAACTTCGCTCAGTTCATTATATACCTCGACAACTTGGTCGATAGTTTCCGTCCATTTATTTATTTGTTGTTTTTTACTCATAATATTTCCCCTGTGATTTTCGTAAGTGATTTTTTGATGTAGCTTCTGATGAATCCATCTGCTGGGAAGTTGATATCCTCAAGGCAAAGGTCTACGTCAGTTAGGGTTTCCAGCAATAGGTCGCGCTCCCTGCGCAATACGCAAGCCCACCTTTGGCAGTTACTGTGGCAGGTGTGGATTCCTGATACGTCTATGCGTTCGATCTCGGCATGGGAGGCGTTAAGTTCGCGTTCTAGGTCACGAGCGAATTGCTCAATCCTAGACAATGCTGAAAGAGTATGCCCCTTGTAGTGGGGAGGTTGATTTACTAGGTCTTTGTTTTGTTCTTGGTTCATTGGTATTAAAGTTCGTAATGCCCGCAGCATGGTGCGTCTTCACAGTCACAGACTCTGCCATCTTCTGGTCGATTGTCTGGTTCGTATTGGTATTCTTCATTCATGGTTGGTTAGTTTGTCGGTGATGTTCTTTAACTTCTCGGCCACTAGTGGGTTGGTCTCCAGTAGTAGTTCAAGTTTGCGATTAGCACAGCTTACTGTGCTATGGTTTGAGCAGTTGAGGATGTTCACAACATCCGCCTGCCGGAAATGTTTGGAGAGCAGGTGCATGGCAACTGTCCGGGCGTAGGAGATGAAGACCACTTGCTTGCTGGCATACCGATTAACCTTTTGGTTCTTCGATATCTCCTCGACGGTGATCTCAAACTCCGAGCAAATCGTGGTTATGATCCTTGCCAGTTGCTTGGCCGACTCTCTGGTGATGTTCAGTTGGTGTAACATAAAAAGGAGGCAGGGGGATTTCTCCCCCCACCTTGGGTTGATTAGAACGGGATCTCGTCCGGCTCAAGGTCTGGTGCTGGAGCAGGCTTCGGGGTGAAGCTTCCTCCATCGACCTCGGTCACCTTCAGTGCCATATACTTAGCACCGCCGTTCTTTGGCGTTTGCAGCCAAGCGGACAGGCGATACTCGGTTCCGTTGATGTTGAGTTTGCCCTGATAGTCAGGACGCTTTGGATTGTCTCCCTTGTCGTTCTTGAACAGGGAGCCTTTGTTTGTATTGTCGTAGTCACTCATATATTTATTGGATTGAGATTAGTTCTGAAAGTTCTTGGTAGAATTCATGGTATGCCTTGAGACCTGCGAGCATATCCTCGGTGTATTCGTCGCGCTCAACGAGTTTGACGAACAGTGGAGCCGATGGGTGGTATGCGACAAACCACCAAGCCTTCGCCCCGGTTACCGCCATGCTGCCATGCACCTGCGACTTGTATTCGTCAGGCAGTTCATCGGTCTTGATGTATTGGATGAGCTTCGACATCCGAGGGCATTTCACCTCTACACCCTCACCGTTGTCCATGATGCCGTCAGGAGAGCATCCGAAGGCTCCGTAGATCGACTTAGCAAACCCGATGGTATCGACCGCGAAGTCCATCTGTTGGCTGAACGATTCGATGGCGTAAGGCTCAAGCTCAACCCCGCGTCTCATGTCATCACTCTCAAAGGGTGATGGATCTGGAAAACCGCGAGCCTCTGCCAAGCACTTGCTTGCTGCGGTCAGGCGTGCCTTCTCATACACCTTGCCGGACTTGGTGAGCCAATCACCGAACTGGGATGCCGTGAGGACTCCATTGCGATGACGGAACCATTCCGGTGACCTCTGCTCGCAGTGGATCAGTATGCAATCTGGAAAAAGGCTCATTGTGCTACCTCCCGCGCTTTTATCATTGCATCAGCGATATCATAGGAAGCGTTGGCGGTTTTCTTTACCACATCATCAAAACTTAATTCTATTCGTTTATTACCTTCAATGAGAGTTTCGCAGATCAATGCCGCCATCGCCTTAGCAGCAAAGTGATCGCGCAGGGTCATACCCTTATGCCTGATTGGATTAAGGGTGTGTGGGTCTGGTGTATTTAGCCATTCTTCATAAGGATGGACTAATGGTTCTGACTTTGCGCTCATTACGCACCCTCCTTTTCAATTTTGCGTTGCTTGGCATCGATAGCGGCGTGTGCAGCCTTCACCTTGCCCTTGGGAAGATCGGAGATGGACTTGATGCTCAGGTGACGCGCAAACGCCTCCTCGTCGATGTTAAGGGCATCTATGCGGGTCTTGATGAGTGCGATCTCCTCGGCATCTGCCTTGACCAAACTTACCGCGATAGGCTTGACAGGGTTGATGGCAGACTGACCGTCATCGTCCTCCTGTGCCACGCCTGTAACGGCAGCAAGGGAGTATCTACGGAGGTAGGTGGTAGCTGCACCGATACCCTGCGCGTCTGCCTTAGCTGGGACACAGGATGCGACTGCTGTGATGTATCCACCCTTCTCGTGACCGAGGACGGTGGTGACCGATACCAGCGACCCGTCGAAGGATGGGTTCTGGATGATGCTCAGACCGAAGCTGCTGAAGACCGGGCGAACGGTGTTCAATACCTCCGCGAGGTCAGCGTATCGGTTCTTGAAGTGCGGGTTGACGCTACCCTTGGTGGCGTTCTCGACTGTGTTCTGTGCCTTCGCAAGTGCTGCGAAGAGTTCTGGTGTTGCGTGTTCTAGGTTCATATTGGTAAGGTCGCTTCGTGCGACAGACGCAATAAATCACAGTGTGAACGCTATGAAAAGAACTTTTTTCACAAAAATGAAAAAAATGTCGGAGGTGGGTTGACATTGGTTACAATGTGTGACATTTTCCTTGCAGACGTGACCGCAAATCAAGTCTAATTCTTTCGGAGCTTGCTCCAGATAAGGTCAGTTACGGGTCTTGCGGTCCTCGTCTCTGGCCTTTTTCTTTTCCAGCAGGAACCGGACAGACATATCGATGGTGAGGAGGAACGCTAAAACGACCGCACTTCACCGAGTTGGAAAATGGTTTGTCACCTTGAAGAAATATGCGGGTGACAGTAATCAGTTAGTGATGACCAGTCGGTTTGATGCCTAAATACAGCAACAGTCCAAGGCTACGATTGGTTCCCCTTTGGGGTGTGAGATAACGCTCAGTGGTTCGTCTGAAAAGATGAGTAGAGAGTTGACACAGTTCTGCCTGCAATAGGCGAATTGTGTCTTCCGCTAATGGCTGAACTGAAAGATGAGATTGCGATAGATATTCTTGACTTTTAAAACCAAAACTAAATAATTTCTATATGCATTTAATTAAAGGTAATTGTTTAGAGAAAATTAAAGATATTTATGATGATAGCGTAGATTTAACAGTTACATCACCTCCCTATGACAATTTAAGAACCTATAATGGTAATAACAATCTATGGGGAGAACACGTTTGGAAGGAAGTATTGGTAAATCTATATCGTATAACCAAGCAGGGTGGCGTTGTTGTCTGGGTAGTTGGTGATGCTACGATCAAGGGTAGTGAAACAGGCACATCGTTTAAACAAGCATTGTGGGCTATGGAATGTGGTTTCAATCTGCATGATACGATGATATACAAAAAACCAAATTTTTCTGCTGTTGGGGCATTAAAGACAAGATATGCTCCTGTATTTGAGTATATGTTTGTATTTTCAAAAGGCAAGATTAAAACATTTAATCCAATTAAAGACAGGATGTGTAAAACAGCTGGAGATAAATTAGTTGGAACAATACGCCAAAAGAATGGAAGTATTAAACGCAAAAGTAACGAGGGGAAAATACAAGGAAAATATGGGCAACGATACAACGTCTGGGAAATATGTCCAGTTGTTCAAAAAGGAGAAAATAAACATCCTGCCCCGTTTCCTTTAAAACTAGCACAAGACCATATTATTTCGTGGAGTAATGATGGAGATACGGTTCTTGACCCATTCATGGGCAGTGGGACGACAGGTGTAGCTTGCGTCAATACGAATAGAAAATTTATCGGGATTGAATTAGATGATGTTTATTTTAAAATAGCAGAAGATCGAATCAAAAAAGAAATTGATAACAAATTAAATATAAATAAAAATAATTTTTATGAGTTGCCGTTAACCTACATCAACAAAATGTCGGTGAACGTCAACATTAAGTGCTAATGTATCACAATTAAGACAAAAAACGGCATAATGTGTCATTGATAGCACATTAACTTGTGACAAAAACATGGTATAATTTGTTGTAAATATGATGCATTATTTACAACAAGAGCATCAAGGCATCTTGGTCTTGTCAGATCCGGATAGCAACATGGGTTCGCAGATAGCGGTGACTCCATCGATAACAACCCCGCATCCGAGGATCGGTTTCGAGTTATACTTCTTGCCGTAGGCCATAGCCTCCTTGTCGTGATCGACACCGCATCCAACCTGCATCCCGAATAGCCGGGTCTTCGCGTTTGCGAAGTAAAGCACCCCGAACTGGGAGTGGAAGTGACCCTGAACCACGGAACAATGCTCGCTCTGGGCGTTGAGGAAGGCAGATGATATGTTACCACCCTTGCCCCGGTCGCCGTGCTGATACATCACGCCATCGATCATCTTGTGACCATACCGAGGGATCACCTCCCAGCCCTTGACCTCCCAGAGATCGGCGTAGTCCTTCAGGACCGACAACGGCAGACCGAGGTCGGATGCCTTGCGCTCGGTGAGGCTGTCGTGGTTACCGATCAACCAAGTCGCCTTGGGGAATGCCTTGTAAAGCCTCTTCACCTGCACCCGTGCGTCTGCCAGTTCCTTCTCGCTGTTCATGAGGGATGGGGCTTTGGGATGGTAGCTAATGCTCGACCAGTCCACTAGATCGCCAATAACAACCACCTGATTGCAGCGGTGCTTGGCGTAGATCCTTTTCAAAAATGCTGGGTAATCCTTGTGCATCGCAGGGCAATGCGGGTCTCCGATAACTAATACTCGTGACATGATTTTATTTCAGTTTAAGTGACTCCCAAGCGGGCCAGAAGATTTCATCAACGCAGCGGACGATTGCCTCTTGATCATACTTCTCCAGCCAACCGACCCCAGAGATGAGCAGGGATGCCTCAAGCACCTCGTGCCGGAGCGTTGTGACGATGGTTCTATCGTCCTTGAGAGTGCCAGAGATCCAGATGGTGCGGTTATCATGCTCATACTGACCGAATGCCTCTTCCAGCTTCCCGGTCTTGATCTTGATCCTCTGTCCAGCTATTTTGATGCTTGTGGGTAGTTTCATGGTTGTTTCAGATATCCATTATGGATGTTTCAGGCATCCATAGTGGATGTTTTAACGCTCACCCATCGTCGAGATGAGTGCCTTGGCGTAGGATTTGGCGATACCGTCCGGGGTAACCTGTCGGCAGTCCGATTCGCTGGAGCCAAAGAACGGCTCAAGGATGACGGATGGGCAGTGTGCAAGGCGCAGGAACAAACCGCCCCGCATTTGCGTTGTAATGCCCTTTAAACCTCTTTGCTTGATGTTTGGGTAGTCCTTATCAAATTGCGCCTGAAAAGCCTCTACAAGTGCCTTCCCTGCCCTAGAAGAGTGCCAGTAGAGCCATTCATGCCCGCTGGCTGACGGAGTGGCACTGTTGAAGTGCAATTCTAGGGCAATCGAGGCTCTCATGTCCTTGATCTGATCCGCAGCATCCTGCATGGCGTAGCCATATCCTCCACCCTTGTAGTCGCTGATGATCTTTGACGGGATACCATTCTCAGCTAGGTGCTTTGAAAGTTTACTTGCGACCTTTAAATTAAAGTCGCGCTCATTGATCTTCAGCCAAGGGGAGTATGCTCCACCATCATATCTGCCGTTGATCTTCCTGCTGTGTCCTACGCAAATTGCTATCATGTCTTTGAGGTTCGTATTAGGTCTATGCAGAATAGGAACCTATGTCAACGACTAATCGTGCGAGAACTTCTTCTTGTATGATGCCCAGCCACCTAGCCTCACTGCACGATATACCGTCTCACGGGTT